AATGATAACTGGCAACGTGCTGAGGTTGAATTTAAGTCTGTAGACCGTGTACTGCCATTCGATATGTTACTTGCGCCCAGTGAATATTTTATCGCTGCTTATCCATGCTTCAAGTTTCTTGCTGAAGATATGCAGCCAGCCCGAATTGAGACAATCCAGAAGACTGCACAGATTAACTTTGATACTGCTATCAAGAATTTGAAGCATCAGTATGGCAAGTACATCAATATCTTTAAAGAAGTCTTCGAACCTGAAGAACTCATCAATTTAATTTCTTGCTCTGATCCGCTTGCGTATCCAAAGCGTCTGGATCATGTGCTTATAACTGCTCGGAGAATGTAGCAATGATGCAATTTAAAAACAAAGTAACCATCCTTGGTGCTAAAGCTGTTGATTTTAAAACCGATGATGGTCGTCATTATGATCATGTAGCTTTGTACTGCCTGATTCCACTTGATCAGTCTCAAGGTAATTCTGTTGGTAATGCCTGTGAGACTTTTAACTGGCAAGACCGTACAAACTTGACGTTGTTACGTCAGCACAAGTTTCCATTGGAAGCGGATATTACATTTGAAATGGTTACTTCAGGCAAAACAACTAAGTATGTCGTTAAACATGTAGAGCTACCAAATCCAGTTAAATCAGTAGCTTAGTACAGTAATCTGGGCACAAATGCCCAGACAACATAAATCCTTTGCCGAAGAAACAGCCATGACTAGAAACGAACTTGAACAGCTACAGCAAATTGTGACTGGCTTAAATAAAGCTCAAGGACATATTCAATATTTGTTAGCAAACCATCATGAGTCTTTCATAGATAAATCGTCTTTGCGTGGTTTGCAAAATGATCTGCAAGTCCAGATCGACGAATTAAATAAGCTATTTAAAACAGATACTTAATATACACTATTTCGCATAATGTATAATATGTTAAAAATCAATAACTTACGGTAATAATCAATATGACACAGTTTATGTATAAGTGCAAGAAGTGTGGCAAACAGTTCAGCATACATGCTCAATACTGTGTCCATTTTTATAACTGTACTAAGAGAATTTAAGGAATGGCAAGCATCTGTGAAATTGTCGAAGAGAGCACAAATGCCTGCCTTAAATGGGTCGAATACAAGTCTGTAATCGACCAGTTAGCAATCACAAAGGATGATGCTCTCATTATCTTAACACCGATAGCGGGTATCTACGTCCTTTTGATTGGGTGGTCTTTCATTATGCTCATCTACCACCAGAGCAAATAAGGAAAATCCTCATGACTTACAAAAACGTAGAAGTAATTAAAGCTCCAGTTGCTCAAGTTAAAAAGACTTGGTTCCAACGTCATTGTCCTACCTTTGCCGCTGCTGGTGCTGCTGTAGGAACAATGGTAATTGCATCAAGTGCTAATGCTGCTGGTGTTGCTGATCTCTTTACTGAGATTTCAACAGAAATGGGTGGCGTTTCAACTGGCGTTTTGTCAATTCTAACAATTCTCGCTGGTGTAGTTGCGTTGCTTTTGGGTTGGGCTTACGTCAAACGTGCAAAGTAATCAGTGCTCGAAATTCCCTGCTTCGGCAGGGTTTTTCATTTAAGGGGGGAGTATGGAAGAAGCATCTATTTTTTACTGGTTACTGGTCATTGTGCCTTGGATTGCATTACATGGGATATGGAGAGTGATTAAATGAAAAAGTTTCTTTTAACTTTCCTCATAATATTATTTTCATACATTTTAGGTTCAAATGTCTATGCCGGCGCTGCTGAAAAATGGGAGTATGAGCCGATTCAAAAAGATATGAATATCAAAGTTAAGGCTTACAAAGTTGATCAGTATGGTGATGCAATCAATGACAAAAAATATGAAATTAAAATAGACCCAAAAACGACAGCAAACAAAAAATTAATGGGTGGTGTGGGAATTGCAAAACTTTTAAAAAAAGCAAATTGGGCGTCTGTCGGTGTATCTGCTATTGAATATTTGCTCGAGGGTATAGATTGGGTTATAGATCCCGAAGCTCAGAGCATCTGGCGCAATAAACGTGATCAAAATAATAGTTATTCTTGTGAGTATCGTAATTCAGCCGGACAAATAGTTTTATTTAGTCTCGGCGGTACTGAGCCGGCACGTTGTCCGCTTGTAGCTGTTGAGAATTGGGCTGAGTACTGGGGAAATGAAGCAAAATTTTCAAAATGGTTAAGCCCCATCGATCCGAATGGTTCTACTAAATTTGAGCATACATATAAAAATTGGGCCGGACAGACTCTTACTGATGTACGAGATATTCAAGCGTCACCTGATCCTGATCAAAGTCCTTCTTCACCGCCTCAAAAAGAATATTTAACTGCTGAAGCACTTGCCGATTACATGCTTGGTACGCATCCTGATTTTAAAGATTCTAAATATACATCTAAGTTGCCTGAGCCTTTGACCTGGACAGATGTTGAAAATGTGTGGAAACCACATAACCAGTGGGAAGCTGAAAATTCTCCAACTGTCAAAGAAGTTGAAAGACAGTTAGAACAAGCAACTCCGATTTCTGAAGATTCAGAAGTAATCACAAAGCCTGACCCGGAAACCGGATTAAATAATTTTACTTTGCCCGCATTTTGTTCGTGGGCTACACCGGTTTGTACAGCTATTACTGATTTAAAAAAATGGGCTAATGATGAATCTGATTCTGATACAGAACTAGATATACCTGATCAGGAACAACCAGATATAGACACAGATATAGCTTTCGGTGGCATGTGTCCTGATGATCGTCAAGCTGAAATAAACATGGGTGTTGGTGTTATCAAGATGCCAATTTCATATGAGCCAATTTGTACAACAGTATCAACTGCAAAGCCTGTTCTTATCTTTGTTGGATTTTTTGTGGCTGCTTTAATTATTGGTGGAGTAAAAACAGAATGAGTTTATCTACTATTTTACAAAGTATTCAAAAGGGAACGTTAAAAAATATTCTCACTGGCGCTGGTCTTGCTCTTACTACTTCTTCAATTTCCTATGTCGCTTTTCAACAGGCTGTAAATGCTGTTCAACAGCAAGCGTATGGAATACCGGGTGACTTGATTGCAATCCTTCATTTAGCTGGATTTGATATTTTCTTTTCAACTGTACTTGCAGCAATTGTGACTAGACTTTCACTGAATGCTGGTAATTTGGCATTAAAGAAGATTTAAAATGATACGTTTAGATACTGGCACTCCAGGTGCAGGAAAAACTTTAATTAATGTTCGTGATATTGTTCAGTTAGAAAAAACTAATCAGAAAAATATCATTCTTAATCCCAAAATATATGAAACTAATTTAAAGGTTATCCAGGATAAAAAAATATCTGATGATTTTTTATATTGTGTTCGAAAAGTAGGCCAAGGTGTTGATCTAAAAGAACAGGTTTTTCATTTTGATAATACCTATTTTGATTTCTTAAAATCATCTGAACGTATAGAAGAATATTTTTCTCGCTCTATTTTTTATAATGAAATTATTGAACGAGTTAATAATGAACATAATCTAAAACTAAATAAAGTTCGTCCTGTTAGAACCATTTATACAAATATTGCTGGGCTTGAAATTGATACGATTCGACCGATTCCGGCTGATGCTGATTGGCGTAAATTACCTGACGGCTCATTTGTTGTTTATGATGAAATTCAGAATATTCCTGTATTTTCTTCTGAATCTCGCGCAGTTGATCCGATTGTTAAAGACTTAACAATACATCGTCATCGTGGCTTTGATATTGTCGGGATTACACAGTTTCCAGACCTTGTTCATAAAACATTTCGTGCTGTTACTGGTCATCATCGCCATTTAGTTAATAGTTTCGGTTTAAAGCGTTCTACTCAATATGAATGGTCTACAGTAAAAATTGACCCGAACGCTTTTAAAAATAAAGCGACTGCCGAAGTTAAATCGACTTTTGTATTCCCTAGTGATCTTTATAAATATTATCGTTCTTCAACTGCTCATACACATAAACGCCGATTGCCTTGGCGTTTTATTATGATTTTAACGTCTGTCTTAATTGCATGTATTGCTTTATTTACTTGTTCATTTTCAAAAGAAAATAACGTGGTTAGACAGATTGCTACAGGTACGCCACATCAAACTAAGACAACAGAAAAAACAGATGCTAAAGATACTGCACAGGGTCAGAGTTCAACAGTGCATTCAAATCTTGATATTGAATGTCGTAAAGCTGCTAATGTTGAAAAACCTGAATGTGTCGCATGGTTTGAGAATCTTACAGTTAATCGCGGTTCCATTACTGGAGCTAATCCACAGACTGTTCATATCTCATATAATCCGAGCAAGCCTTTTGATGATTCTGGCATTCAGCCGAACATTAACTATGAAGTTACCGCAAAACCTGTATTTGCCGGTTGTATGAAGAAAGGCAATAAATATGTTGCATACACTCAGCAGGGAACAATTCTTAATGATGTCTCCAGTAGCGACTGTAAGCGACTTATTGAAGATGGTGATAGACCATTTAATTACTTTCAGCAGCCGCAGCAACAGCTACAAGCACAACAACAAACTAAAGCAGAGGGTTTAATATGAGAGCTAATATTATTCTGACTATTTTAATGTTTATTTCTTTAGCTCTTTTAGCTGCTCAAATGAAATCATGTGATCAACAACATCGTGACATGATTGAGCATCATTGATGCTCATAAGCTTTTTAACAAAAAAAGCTTATCGGTCTGCTATGTAATGAAGAACACTAGAAGAAAAGTATTAAGTGAGTGTCTACGAACTGACACAATGACAATATGAATATTTCCCCCTCTGATTACGCTTTTACTGGAGAGAACAATGAAACTTTTTAAATCGCATATTGATGCTTATTACAGACATCAAAAGTTTTTGCGTGATTTAACATTTTTGTGTGAATTGAATGGTGCTCCATTTAAACCAAGGACTGTTCAATTTTTAATTAAGACTGATTTCGCATAATGTAGTCCAGATTATGTTACATAGCCGATTTGTGATTATCTCCAGGTGCAAATCGGCGTTATTTAACATCAATCTGCATTATGCGAAATCGACAATGCCGACGCACGCGAGGAGCTTCGACGAGTGTAAGGAGGCATGGGAGAGGACAGGGCACACTGCTATTAAACTTGTTTCATCCTATATTTAGCGATAATTTATCTTCTGAAATTGATTCACTTGAGAGAATAGCTTTGTATAGGAAAACAGGAATACCATCTTCATTATCTTTAACTTTTAATTCTTTTGTGCCATCTCGATATTCAAATATAGCAATAGGGTAGTAATCTTGGTCTGCAATATAAAATCTTTTATCTTTAATAATAATTTTATGTT